TCTCGCCCCCGGCCATCGCATTAACATACCCCCTCTGAAGTATGCGTGCGGTACAGCGAAAAATGGTATCCTGTAAGGACTTACTGAAAGGTTTCTCTATGGGGACTCGATGGTTACTGGGACTGGTCTTGGTTCTTGGGGGATGCAGCACGGAGCGGGTCACAGTCCAGAGATGGGACCCGTCTACGGGCAATCCTGTCTTGGGAGCAACTTACGAGTTGCTGGGCAAGGACGCGCAGGTCGGATTGGTGGAGATTGACAGGCCCGCCATCCTGGATGATGACGGGAATGTCCTTGTCCCGAGGTTGAACTTGAAGATTGAGGGTTATTCCACCAAGGATCGTTCTGCTGACGTAGCCACGGCGGGATTCGACGTGGTTGGGAAGTTAGCAGACAAGATCCCTGGACTCGGGGAGTAGGGTTCTGTCAGTTTTGTCAGTTGGGTTCCCCTCCCTCCTTCACTGAAAGCGTTCCCTTTCCGGGAGCATAGGACCACCCGCAAAACGCGCAAAATACCTCTGCCGAGGAGTTTTGCGTGTTGTGCGCGTTTTGCGCAAGCATTCGGATTCTTTCGGGGCGCAGGTCAGCCCTACTGAGGGGCATGCCAGCACGTTGCACCATTTCGGCTACCCGGTCTGTAGCCCACTTCCCGTGCTGGTGGAGTGCAGGACCTTCACGACGGGGATCGTGGCAGCGATGCTGCGGTCCTGGCGAAAGGTAGGGTGAAACCTTCCGTCTGGCCGACCCCGCTCGTTGTCCCGTCCGGGAACATGGAGGTCGACGATGCCTGGCTATACCAGGCTCCGGTGCCTTTCGGTGACTACCTCAACGCGGTCGGCTTTCCGACCAAAGGCGCCTCTCCGTTGGCGGCCGTCCGATCAGGATTCGGTCGGCGTGTCCCCGGTCGCGTTGGCAAGCTGCCTGCTGTGGACCGGCCCAGCGGTTGCCCAATCGGGGGCTATGTCGTCAGCGTCGGTCAGTATACCAGAGGTCGGACTACTTCTTCTTTTTCTTGCCCTTCGACTTCCGCTTCTTCTTCGCCTTTGAACGTCTTTTGGCCTTTGCGGCGGCCCTACGGCCCTGTTCGGTGTATGGATATTTTTTTCCGTCGACTCTTGGCATGGGTAGTCTCCTATGCTGTTAGGACATCCCTTCGGCGGCGCCGCCCAGCGTCTGGGTGTTCACGGACACCTTTCTACCTCGCTGCTCATGCACCGCCGCTGGCTGAATCCAGTTTTCGTTCTTGCTTCTTTTGTGAAGGCAGTTCATGCAAAACAGACCGTCGTGGGTTTCGACGGACCTGGTTCCGCAGTCACAGCACGCCCCGTCTTTCCTTGGTCTCAGTGGCGTTTGGCCCGTTTCCATGGGCATATTGTAAGTCGCATATTTCGGGAATGCAGGCGCAACGTGGCGCAACGCAGCGCAGTCCAGTGCAACGTGTTCAAATTGCGTCCCGGCGTTATTCTGCGCAACGCAGGCGTTAATCTGCGCAACGATGGGTAAATCTGGGTAAATCTGGGTAACGCGGGCAATCCGTGGCACGGGGTTTGGTTACTTCCCGTCCATCCTGCCCCGGAGGTAGTTCACGTCTGCCCGGAGACCGTGGAGTTCCCGAACGACCTCCTCATGCCGCCGGTCACGAACCGCGTCCGATTGGTCCCATCGGTCGATTAGCTTGATGGTGATGGATTCGGTGTTCTTCAGGGCATCACTCTGCCTGCTGGATTCGACCTGGAGGCGCTCCAGGGACTTCTGCTGCCCGTCAGCCTTCCTGGCCAGGCCAACCACGCAGTAGACGAACATGGCCCCGACCACGCCGATCATCCCTGTTTCGAGGTAGAGATCGAGGAACTCCTTCATCAGTGGGGCGGTCCTTGTTGGATAACCCCCATTGTACCCTGCGTCCGCTATGCGCCCTCTAAATTCTGAGATTGGTTCAGTGCATAGAACCCCGCGCAAAACGCGCAAAACTCCTCCAAAGGTAGGGGGACCCCCGCTGACAAAACTGACAGAATCAATTTTGTCATTGTGTCAGCGTCAGCACCGGGGGGTATCCACAGATAATTTGCCGTATATAGAACCGACTGATTGGTATTCAGACGCGCAGGGGCCGTGAAAGCAATCAGGGGTGGCCCCGTATACCCTTGCCTGCAATGGACTTGCGGACTTTCGCCCGCACAACTGGCGTGAGCTTCTGTGCAGTTTTAGTGATTGCAATCACCCATGCAATCACCCCATCGTGTACCACCTGCGGCGCGCTGCCGCGCGCGGAGGGCGCGCCGTACAAACCGGCAGTGATCGGCCGATCACCCATAAGTCCAGTAACCACAACGGTGATCGGTCTGTCGGGGTGATCGGTCCACTGAAGTGATCGGCCGATCACTTGTGTTGTCGCCGGACGTTCGCCGGACGCTCGCCGGACGGGAAAACGGCCGCAACTCCCCCACAATGAGGATTATGGGCCATAAATGTTTTTTCGCCGGACGTTCGGCGGACGGCCAGAACGAAAAACCCCTCCCCGGGGTTTTATTCCGGAGAGGGGCGAAAAGAGAAAGAAAATGACTTGTGGAAACCTGCGATACCGATACGGAGGATCGCGAGGCGTGGATTGTCCCGGCTCTTCGTTACTGCCTGTGGTCTGGGCCACCATTGTAGAGTTTGGTGGTGATCTTGTCGACTTGCTTCTCCAGGGACGCGATCTTGAGGTCTTGGCGGGTGTCTGACGGCAACTCCCCAGAACCCCACTGTCCGGCGGGCCACAACTTGGTGAAGGAGATCGCTTCCTCCAAATCTGGCTTCATCATCTGGATCTGGTAGTTGTTATGGCTCACGCGGCTGTCCACGCTGGCGATATACCAGATCCCAGCACCAGCTTGGATCAGGAGTCCGATGGCAATGGTGAGGAATCTGCTGTCCATCTTGAATTCACGCCTTTCGGTCATGTACAATGCCCCCATGAACCGGCGGTACGCAAGGATGCTGCGTGACCCCAAGTGGGTGCGGAAGTCCTTGAAACTACGCAAGTCCCGTGGGAAATGCGATCGCTGTGGTAGATCCGACAGGCTCTCCTGCCACCACGGATACTATCGTGAGAAGTTGAAACCATGGCAGTATCCTGAAGCCTCAATATGGGTCCTCTGCCCTGATTGCCACCGAACCATGGACCAGTTCCGCCGGGCGGCGGTGAAGGCACTCGGCCATGTCCACCCCTCGAACGCCGAGAAGGTGCTTTCCTTCCTGGGGGGCCAGAGATGACGCTGACAAAACTGACAGAACTCGCATATCAACGGTGCTGGATCATGGTGGCGACCCCTCCCTCGCTCATGGTGTCTGAAAGGGCACGCATCTCGTCCATCGCGGCGGTGATCTCGTCTTCGATCTCCTTGTCTTGGACCATATCCGGGGTGATCGACAATTCCTCCTGCCAGTAACTGACTGCCCCGGCAAGGGCGTCAACGATGTCGTCGTGGGGAAGGCACCCTTGGACCCTCTGGATCCGGGTGAATTGCAGTTGGAACTCTTGGTCCTCCGCCAGGGATCTGGGGATGATGATCCTGTGCCCAGCGACGGGTGGTTCGAGGATGTCGCAGATCCGGTCTTCCTTGTGGACTCTGGTACTCACCGGACGGGTTTCGACACGGCAAGACCAGTTGTCGACCCACCTGTCTCGGATATGACGCCTGGCTGCATCGACCGCAGTTGGACCACTCAGAGGACCATCCGGTTTCGTGGATTGCCCTCTTTCGTGGAACGCCCGCAGTCTCGCCTCCAGGAGAGGGGCAACCGCTCCGTAGCCACCGGCATCCTCAACGATGATGGTGTCTGCAAGGCTCGCCTTGGCGATCCGGCATATCTCGTCCAGGGCCTGGTTGTCGTACCCGCCCGCCAGCCCACCTGCCGTCTTGACCCAGAGGAACCCGTTCAGGAACCCGACGCAGGCGTATCCCGTCCGGTCGGTGCCCTTGCCCGAGGGGTCGACCCACATGACCGTCCCTTGGTACTTGGCCCAGTTGTCCCCGATCTTCGCCGCCATGCGGAATGCGTCGTCCCCGAACCCGAGACAGGACAGGTCGTCGATGACCGTGTTCCTCCTCGACATGGCACTGGACCTCTTCCCCCAGATGATCTCCGTGGGTGCAATGTCCTTGTCGACCGCGTCCATGACCATGAGGTCTTCGCACCGGAGCGGGAATCTCTCGATACCACCCGAGTGGATCAGGAGCATCTGCTGCATGTCCCAGGCCCGAGGGCCTTCGGCTCGCAGTTCCTTGATCCGCTTGTCGGTGTGACGGTGCGGGAATACCTTGGACCCACGCTTGGCTGTGCCGTCCTCGATAGCCTTCGCAAGGTCTGGGGCAAGATTCAGGATCCGGCTCTCGCCCCGATCGTCGGTCATCTCCTCCTTGGTGGGGTACAGAACCGGCCACGTCCGGAAGGCGAACCCTCTCCCGTTCAGCTTCAGGTAGACGCTATCGTCGTGGTGGTAGGTTCCTAGGTAGACGATCTCCCGATCGCCGTAGGTGCATATCTGGGTCAATTCCCTGACCCGTTCGTCGAGACGGATCCTCTCTGCCATGCTCCTGGTGTTCACGGCAGTCTCAACGTCGTCACCGATAATCAGGTGGGCGCGTCGGCCTTCCAACTGCCCGTCGATCCCCACTGCGGCGAAGGATGGGGCACGCGAACTTCGACCGGCGCATGGTCCGACGTCGAACCATTTCGACGTGTCCCTGTGTCCACGGTGGCGCCGGGGTTGTAGGTGTTTCAGGAACGGGACGGAATTGAGCCATCCCCGGAGCAACTGGAGTGACTCCTTGGCATTCGTCTCGGTCTTGGACGCGAGCATGACCTTGATGTCTGGGTCCCGAAGCAGTCTCCATGCCGTGTACGCCAGCGCAAGATAGGTCTTGCCGATGCCTCTGGGGCCGAGGATCCCCCGCCGGTTGGGCGAGTCGATACCGCCGATCCACCGAAGCATCTGGATCTCGGGCTTGCCGATCGGTGCAACCCGGTCGGACCCGATGTTCTGCCACAGGAGAAGGGTGAAGAAGACGAAATCGTCCTTCAGCTTCTCAACGGTGGCCAGGGCTTCAGCCCGCGAGGTGTCCGTGTTCTGTGTCGGCATGGCCGGTGATCTTCAGGGCGCGTCGGAGTTCGTCGTTGCCCTCATCTCCGATGTCGTCAGGTTTACCGTATCTCTGGGTCAGCGCGGAGATCATCGCTGCCGAAAGCCGCATTTCGTGGTCAGGGTTGTCCTTGATCTCTTCGAGGTCTTCCTTGACGATCTGGTCGACCTTGACGGCAATATCCGGATTGCCTTGCTGTGCTGGTCCGCCTTGTTCTTGCTGGTTCATGGTTGAGGTCCTTTGCTGAGTGCGTCGATGATTGCGGTGTGAACGTGCCTGTGGTTGTCGATCTCGGTGTGTCCGACTGGGGGTCCCAGGTCGTATCGGATCGCATCCTTTGCCCACTCCATGCCGTCGAACAATCGCACGCCATTGCTTCGCGGGTAGTCCTTGCCTTGCATGAAGGTCAGTAGTTGGCGGCACTCACCTGCCTTCACCTTGGGGGCAAGCAACGCGAAAGGTCTGAATCGCGGAACGGGGTCAATGAGGCAGACGGTGTCCATCTTCAGCCCCGCCCGGGCCAACGCTTTCACCAACTTGGGGTGGAAGACTCCGCCTCCGTAGCTATACCCAATGGTGTCGATCCTCGCGTCACTGGCGCAGTTCCTCTTGATCCACTGCACCTCTTCCTTGGGGTTCCCGTTCCACCGGATAGGGCGATCGACGTAGCAGGTCGCCGACGCGAATTTCGCGTAGACCGCCGTTTGCAGTATCTCCAACCCAGTCCTTGCTCCGCGATCCTGGGTGAATCCCATCGTGAATCTGATGATGCGATTGAACATGGTTCAGTTGTCTTCCGGTAATGTGCCGCCAAGACTGTCCCCGAGAATCATCAAGGGGGTCAGGCGGGTGAAGGGGAGAAGTCCATAGAATTTCCTCCACTCGTCGCGAGTGAAGTCATTGTCCTTGCCGAGGTTCTTCACCAGATCACGCATCGAACCTCCGGCCTTGGTCATCAGGTCGAATGATGGGTTGGATAGTAGTCCCTCGAAACTCCGGATACTGCTGATGTTCAACCCGGACGTTCGGCCAGTGAACAGGTTGCTGTCGGCACCCCCGAAGTATGCCGCCGTGTCCATGGCGTCGGGGAGGAACGTGGACCATCCCGCCCTCTGCCACGCTACTGCGATAGTCTTCTTGGTCGACAGGGCCTCCTTGAGGTACTCTTCCCGATCCTTTCTGCCGACGCTGTTGATGGTTGTCTGGGCGTGGTAGGCGAGGCCCGCGATCGTCATTGCAGACAAGGCCTCCATGACCGAGTGCCAAGCCATCTCTCGTTCACCACGGAACCCGTCGGCGATCATGGCACCCTTGGACAGGAATTGCTTTTCGTATGCCACTGCCGGGAACGTGCGGAACTGCAAGATCGTCTTGCCGATTTCCTTGGTCATCCACTTGGACAGATTGCCGATGTCGTTTTCCTGTACGACCCGACTGCTGAATCTGCCGATGGCACCAATCAACGCACTTGCCGCCTCCGCCTCATCTCCCGTCCACTGATCCAGGTTCAGCTTCGTCAATCGGATGCCGAACATCCCCTCTTCCCTGGAGGAGTGCGCCTTCATCGCCTTCATAATCTTCTCGCCCATCTCTGGTGTGAGACCAAGCATTGCGAGCCTTCGGGGACCCATGGTCTTTCGGCCCCACGCCATGTCGGCGAATTTCTGGGCTATGAGGGAAGCGGCCCATCTCTGCTGCATGATGTGGACGGGAGTCAGTCCGCTCATCACGTTGAAGATACGCGAGGCCTTTCTTGCGCGTTCCGACCCGATCCCCTTCGGACCTGTGTCCATTTCGGGCGTTGCGTCCCCAAGGTCCATGCGTCTCAGGACCTCGCTGTTCCTCCACCCAAGGCCAGTGGCGACGAATACCTGGAGTTCCTGCAAGAGCGGGTTCTTCAGTGTCCCGTCCGCGCCGTGCTTGAATACCTGTCGCAACGCAGGCATCTGCCGGAGCATGGCACTAAAGCCAACGGAACCAGCGATCTGCCCGAACTCTGGGAGTGACGCGATCCCGAACTGTCCGCCCACCCGAAACAGGTTGTATAGTCGAATGTTGCGGAGGAAATTGTCGTAGGTCTTCCCTTGGTGCAGCCTCTTGCCACGAAGACTGTTCATCATAGTCGTGATCTTCTCCATGTCAGAGTCGATCTTGGCTGGAGCTATGCGGGCCTTGTTCATTTCCCTGCGGAGATACGCCATCAAGTCGCTTGGATGGGTGAATGTCTTGCCGGTGATTTGGCCCATCTCGGACAACAGTTCCGTCGCACCGATCGCGCCGGTCATTTGCTTTGCGTAGACTTCCACCAGTTCCCTTGAGTCGTTTATCAGCAACTGCTCCAAGTTGAGCGTCTCGCCATTGCCAATGTCGATGGATGTGGTTTCGTCCAATTCGTTTCGGCGATCCAGCGCCGCCGTGAGAGGTGTGCCTTCATCGCCTTTTTTCCTTGTTCCTTGACCCAAGAGATTCATTATGGCTTTGATGTCGTCTGGGCTGAATGAGGGTGCCCCGGAATCATCCACGCGACTCGTAAGAAAAGTCCTCACAAGTTGCTTGGCGTTTCCGGATACGATATGCGACCTCTCCAGGTCCGTGTAGCTTTCCTGATCCAAGAGGACGTCCACTAGACCCTTGGCCCATCGTCTTGCCCTGTCCTCCGGAAGTTTCAGTTCCCCCTCAACGTCGTCCGCAACTCTCAGTGCCCCATCAACTTCGACTTTGTTGTGTTCGTTCATCAAGGCCTTGGTGAATAGCCTGACGAGATTTTCGTGCCCACCGTCCCTTTCGAGTGCCTTGTATATGGCACTGATGTCGTAGAACCTTGGGACATAAGTCGCTTTGTATGGGACATGCTCCAGGCCCCGCACGTTATGTCTTTTGGCGGACTCGAAGAGTGTCAGGAATGTTTTACGCATCTGCTCGACCGCCGCTTGCAAGTCTGGGTCTGGCGCCTCAGCACCACGCCGCAAGTAATGGGTGACGTTCTCAAAGAATTCTCTTTGACTATGCGGATCCCATGACCGTCGGCCTCTTTTCTTCGCCCAACTGTTGTAAGCGGGCCTTGCCGCTGCCCACCATGGGGCAATGGCGGCCTGGAAATTACGAAATCCCCATTCGCCCGCCGTGTCGAATTGGACTATCCCGTCCGGATGGACTGCGTCCTGCGCAATCATGGCGGCGTAGGCTCTCACTTGCGGAAGTTGATGCGACCCGAGTTGGCCGACCATGCTGATTCTGGCACCGCCCCATCTCGACTTGTACGCAAGATTGCCCTTGCCTCCGAGGAACAGGTCGCCCGCTTGCTTCGGTGGCGGAGGGTCAGGTACGGCTTTCTCGGCTTCCAGTCGTTCTGCTTCCAGCTTCGCAACCTGTTCGTCGCTGTGCCCTTCCTGCTTGACGCGATTCATCCTGTCCTGCTTCGCCTTGCCAAATCGCACTCCGTCGCGTTGGACCTCGTAACCCCTGAACAGGTGAAGTTCGTCTGAACCGGGGAATTTCAGGTAGACGCTGTTCGTCCCCCTGACAACCCCCACCAGTTCACCCACCATCCCGTCGAATTCTGTTCTGAACGGGGTACTGACCGTGAGCCTGGTCCCCGTGCCAGGCTCATTCGCTTTTCCGATGGTCAACTCGGAAACCTTGCCCACCTCCTGGGCTTGTGCCCTGACGTAGCTCGGGATTTCCTGTCCCAATTCATCGAGACGCATTTGGATCGCCGCCTTATCCCGCATGATTCCCGCGATCTCGTCCGTGACGGTTTCCAACTGCCCCCCAGCCGGTGTTTGCAGGAGAGCATGTGCTTCGTCCAACGCCTCCCACTGGGCCACCAACCCCCTGGCCTGCTGCGCTGGCAACATGTCCCCGCTTCGTTCTTCCAATTCCCTGATTATCTCGCTCGCTCGTGTCCGGAATGCTGGACCCGACATGGACGCCTGCCCCATTGGTGCTTGAGCTTCTGGGTATGCCCTTGGACCCTTGCCCTCAAGTGCCTGCTGTCTTGCGTCCGTAAGCGTGCGAACCAAGGCGTCCTTGTCTCCCTTGATGCCCTCCACCTTTATCCCTGCCCGGCCTGCTATGGCCACAAGGTTTCTTGCGTTCAGTCCATTGAGGATCGTTTCCACGGGAATGATGTCGGGGATGTTGACGGACGGGTCGATCGCTGGGGCGGCAACTCTAGGACCTGCACCAGTTCTGCCGCCGACCTGGACAACTGTCCGTGGTTGCGTACCGACAGGGGACGGTGGTGCCGGTTGGTCCTGGTCGAGTATCTTTGCCGCTGCCAGTTCGCCCTCCAGTGCCGTGACCCTCTCCTGAAGTTCCGCGATATTCCTGGCCAGGGCCTCTTCTTCCCCTCCGACCCGTCCGCTTTCTATTCTCGCAATCTCTGCATTCAACTCGTCGATTCGTTGTTGGATCGGACTTGGACCTCTCGCCTCGACGGGTGCATCTGCCCGAGGTGCCTTGGGAGGCCGAAAGTCCCCGAACTGCTCGATGGCGTTACTGTTCCAAACGACAATCTGGGAGTTGGTGGACATCCCCGACCTTGTGAATGCACCGTCATATCCGGCCTCTCTGAGTTCTTTCGCTTTGGACTCCTTGATTGTTCTATCTAGTTCCGCAAATCTACCTCGGAGTTTTACGGGAATTTCGGAAGGTTGTCTTCCAGGCTCAATCCCCAACTGCGAGAGGAATTCTGGTTTCCAAAATCCAATGTTGTACGGTTGCCCCGCATAGATCGGCAGTGTGTCTGGGCCAATGGTGCCGTCGCGAACGAGGCCAATATCCCTCATTCCATTGTCGTATTCGCCTTGCGTAATATGCTTCCCGTCCAACATTGTTTTCAGTTCGCGTTCCAGGGAGTCCGCCAATCCTTGTAGTTGCTCATCGGAAAGATTGTCAAGGAATGAGTATTTGCCAACAGACCTTCCCATCCATACTTGGGGGGTATTGCTGGCGTAGAATCCCCTTCCTAGCTCCCCGAACTTCCCCTCATCTCTGCCGAGAAGTATGTCGCCGTCTTCTTCCAGAACAGATTGGACGCGAGATGGGTCATCTGTGACGTGTATTGATTCGATTGAACCTTCTCGGACAGTTCCCGCTCCTCCCAAATTGGAACCCTCCCATTTTGGATCAGCGGTATCAATATCTGCAACAACTCCTTCTGCTCTTGGAACCGCCTCGATCTCCTTGGCCCGAGCAAGTTGTCCTTCCAGGTCCGCGACCTCTTGACGCAAGGCGGCCAACTCTGGGGAAGG